CCTGCATTAATCTCACTTATCAGCTTGTCTTTATCAACTTTAAGTTCTAAGCTGGCTTTTGTGGCATAATTAGAGCTTACTGTAGTTAATACAGAATTTGCAGATTGAGTTATAGCAGAATTCATTTGTGTTGTTGTACTGTATGCTGTAAATTTTTCATCAACGTCCTCCGGTGCTGGCGTCCAATCGGTTGCCTTGTCGCCGAGTTCGAGCTTTGGCAATTTGAAGTACGTATAATCTCCGCTTGCTGTCGGTTGCAAGCCTAAATATACTGTTAATGTCGAGTCGGCTCCAGATGGTACTGTAAATTTAATCGTGAAATATCCTTCAGGTATGCTTTTCTGTAGAAGAATCGCAGCAGTTCCACTCTTATAATATCTGACAACAACATATCCAACCTTTGTTCCTTTTTTACTGTATCCAGAAAGAGTGTACGTTTGACCGGCTGTAGCAGATGTTATGTACCAATACGTACTCCACCAACCACTTGTATTAGTTGTCGATACTTTAAAGTAACCATTAGAATCTTTGATTACGGTAACGTTTCCTTCTCGATGCCATTTTGTTAAATCTGCTGTATTTAACAAAAGATTTCTTCCACCAATCTGCAAATTATTAAGTTCTGTCTTGCTTGTGTACGTTTGACTAACAGTTGTTTTAAATCCGCTCAAATCCGCCGTTAAAGCTGTAACATTCGCCTGTAAAGCTGTAACTGTACTTCCGTCTGCTTTTTTGCTTATCTTTGTTGTATTATTGTTCACTGTCGCAGCAAGACTTGTTAAAGACTGATTTAAGGATGTATATTGATTGCTTATAGCTGTGACTTTTGTATTCACTTCGGAAATTGAGCTATCTGTGTCTTCGGGGGCTGGCGTCCAGTCTGTGGCTTTATTGCCGAGTTCAATCTTTGGATTTTTGACATACCATGTAATATTAGATGATTGTGGAACTATTCCTATTCCGTCCCATATTAAAAGGTCAACTTTATTTGTATTACGCAAATTCCCGTTATACGACCCCCACGTTAATTTAGTCCAAGTGTTAGCTTTTACTGAAAAAACATTATTTGTTCTATATTCCTTAGCATCATTATCATTACTTCCTGCTATTATAGAACCTGATTCAGGACTATTGTTCATATCTACCACAACATTAATGTCTACAGGAAGTAAGACTTCTATTGAAGCCCTATATGGCTTCCCAAAAGGAATTCGTGCTTTTTTATTAAACGCCACACCATTCCCCTGCGTTGTGCCACCTGCATTAGGTGGTGATACTACTGTGTATGTATTTGTTTGTTTATTAAAAGATACACTCGCAGTATTATAGGATATAAGTTCCCCAAGCCTAGATAGATTCCTTCCGCCGATTTGGAGATTATTTACAGCTGTTGTTATATCCTGTTGCCAAACTTTACTTGAAATCTGTCCTTGAACAGCAGTGAGCTGTGTCCCCTGCGTTGTCACTGCATTCTGCAAATTCGTAACATTCGTAGTCATGTTTTTAAACGCAACATCAAGCGTCTGTTTGTTCGCATCCACATAAATTTTACTGCTTTTCAGCGTGTGACTGCCGTCTTCGTTAATGACATTAAAAAGGCTTTCTATATCCAGCTTACTTGCATTAATATTTGCATTATCTTGAACAATATCATCACGAACAACTTTCCTTGTAACGCCTTTTTCAGTAAGTCCCAAAGCGTCAAACATCAGATTTCCGGATTTATCCCAGACATACATATTATAGTCTGAATTAGCGTCTTTACCTATCTGAACTCTTATTCTGTCAGTATCTTTGATGATAATTGTATTATCTTGCCAATATGACATACCATTTTCGCTGTGAACTTTAAATTTAGTTGTATTAAGGTCGAGAGCCATAATCTTATCTGCAGCTATACTTTCTATCATCGCTGATTTTATCTGTGCATCACCGATATTCGCAACAATGCTGTTGCTAAATTCTGTTGTAAGACTTCCACCGGATGCAGAGCCGAACATTATTGTATTTACCTTTTCAACTCCAGCCGTTAAGTCTTCAATCTTTGATACGACTGATTCAAAGTCTTTTGCATAAAAATCTTCAAACTTTCCTTCTACACCGTCGAGCTTCTCGATTGTTGCGTATTTTATATCAGCTTCAGCCGAAGAAAGCTTTGTGTTTTCAAGCGTGCCGATCTTGGCCGTGTTGGCATTTAATTGTCCTGTAACATTAGAAATCTGGGTTGTTAATGCTTCAAATCTGCCATTTTTTGATATAATCTCATCAAGGTTAAGCACCTTTGAAGCATCTATATTGTCAATAGCGTCGCCATCAACTGTTCCGTTATCATTTGTTATATTATAAACAGTGTCACATGTGCTGTTGTATTTCTGAATATACGCCGAAAAAGTAAGCTTCAAATTTGAAATCTCGCAGGTGTTTTCACCCGGATTTTCAGGATAACTTTTCAACTTAACAATACGCTGTTTAATCCGTGTACGTGTTTCTTTATTTATGATCGTAATCACATCACCGATTTTATATTCGTATGCTTTTATTTTTTTTGTATTAGCCAAGTCAACAATCTTGCAGCTATATGATGTATATGGTGTTGCTAATTCTTCGAGTTTTGCTATTGCATCCTCTTTTAAAGATTCTGGAACTGTATAGCGTTCATCTTTCCATATAAATGTTTTGTCCTTTGAACTGTATGTATGATTTTCAAGCAATTTACTACCGCCGTTTACAGACTCTATAGTAAGTCCATCTTTACCTAACGGAAGTATTCTCGTGTAAAAATCAGAGGAATTCGACTGTATTGTCAGTGACACAAGATTTAACTCATCTGTAAAGTAAACGCCTTTATCTTCGCCAATTTTTTCTTGAAAAATTATCTTTTTGTTCAGTGAATCAATCACCATCTCAAGCATAAATGTGTCTGCAATTTTCTTTAAAATATCCCACGCTGAACTATTTGTCATTCGTACTGTACGCTTTTTTTTAACATTACATTCACATGTCCAGCCGGTGCCGGCAAGTGCAAGATTTGCTGTATCAGTTGCTGTCTGTTCAACAGTTTCAAAACTTTGAAAAGACGCACCCTCAAGCTCATCAATGTTAATTTTTGCAACAATATCATACTCTCCGTTATCATTTGTATTCATCTGTTTAATTACAAACTCATCTGTCTTAGTTCTGATGAAATCCTCAAGTTCGATTTTACCAGCTAAATTTTTCGGAATTGAAAAACCTAATGTTTTGTCGCCATAATCAAGCACCTCTTCAACATACAGATTTTCATATTTTACAAGCGGCGATTCAACGCCGTTTTTATCTTTATATCTTAGCATACGCCGCTCCTTTTACTTTTACTCTTCAATCATAAAAAGCATACATTCAATCTCTTTTCCGTTAAGGCTGTCGTAATTTTCGGAATCACACTGCTCAATATCTTCATATTTTACAGTTCTTACCTTAATATCCTCTTCAAGATTAAGAAGATCTACGTATTTTTTTATTGCCGCAATCTCTTCTGATTCCGTTTTATATCTGTATTTATACTGCTTATCCTTTTCAGATTTTTCGATAACTTTACCGTCTTTTGTCTTTTCTATTATTTCATCACGTAAAGGTTTTCCACTTTCATCTTTTTCACAGTTTTCTTCAAGTATTTTTGTCCTCTGTTCAAGGATAAGCTTGCTTTTTTCTTCTAATGTTCTTAAATTTACAGCAATTGCATAACTCACTTTTACAGGCAGTTTTTTGTAAGATAAAACTTTTAAACACTCTGCATATTTATCAACGTCAAATAACTTAATCTTCATTTGCTACCTCCTCATCAGCAAGCATTGAATTAACATATTCTTCAAATTCAGCACAATCTTTTTCATACTGTTCCTTATTTTTTCTGTACGCCTCATTATTTGTTATAATTTTCGTAATGCTTACCATTCCATAGTCAACCAATTTGCCATTAACCTTATCAAATTGTGTTGACATTGTGCAAATCTGTGTACTTACACCTGATTCTGCATCTGTTATTGTACTTGTAGCATTAATTGTTATTGTTTTTTTCTCTGTGACTGTCGTTTCTTTGTTTAACATCATATTCCTCCTGATCATCTATAATATGGTCTATATTTAATCGTAACAGTACAAGAGCTGCTCAATTTTATAGAATTCAGTCCTGGCTTAATTTTCGGAAATTCCCACAAATCAGTTTTGCTTAATATATTTGTGCCATTTTCAGTTATTGTAAAATTTTCACCATCTATTAAAATCTCTGCATTTCTTGCTATATCCTTTATCGTTATTGCATCATCTGTAAGCCCCTCTATCGTAAGTGCATTCAAAGCTATGTCAGACGACAATGAAAGCACAGCCGGAGATTGTGCTGTGCTTTCTGAATCAAATGTTTTTTCCGTGCCGGAAAAAACTATATTTTTTTCATTACCTTTTTTGCTGTATGCAGTCAGATGTATCTTATAACTATAAAGCCAGCGTTTAACAAGCTCTTTTTCTTCACTGCTAAAATCAAAATCATACGTAAACTGCATATCATCAAGCTTAATCTGGCCCGAATCAAAATCTGCAAGAATCGAACTCATCATAAGCTCACACTGTTCTTTTGTATCTGCTCTTATAAGCATCTCTATACAGATTTCAAAATCTGTATAACGATTGGGCTTTAATTTAACAGGAATGTGTCCTGCATCGAGCCAATTCGTATATGTTGTTACATTACGTGGCTTAATCGTCTGACTAAGCCACGTTACATTTTTATATTTTTTTCTTAAATCAATATTATTTACTTTCATCTGTCTGTCACCAGCCTTTGTGCAGCTTCGTCCATGAAATAATCAACATCAGCTTTATCCTTAAAGTTATAGTTACCATTAAAATTAATCTGTATGTTATTCGACGTTGTAGATGAAGCCTCTCCTGTTCCAATCATATTATTAATATTAAGATTTGCTGCTAAATCTTTGGCCGCATCTGCGATAAGTCCTTTCTGCTGATGAATCTGCTGTGCCATTCTTCCGACAAAATCCGGCATCCACTGTTCATAGTCTCGCAAAGGTCCTTCGTCCGGCCGTGAAAAATGCAGAATGTTTTTTATCTTTTCGGCAACTGCTCCTGCCGCATCTGCAACCCTTCCAATCATAGACCTGATTCCATTTACAAGCCCTTCTATAAAGTCTTTTCCCCACGAAAACGCAATATCAATCAAATCACTGAATGTATTTTCGAGAAAAGACACAAGATTGCCTATAACTCCGCCTATCGCTCCGACAATGCCGCCTATTATCTCAAGTATTCCACTCCATGCCCTGTCCCAGTCACTGGTTATGATGCCAAGAACAACATCAATGATTCCCTGTATAACATTCATTACACCTTGAATTATAGACTGAATTGCACCAAGCACAGCACTTACAGCATTTTTTATAATTGCAAGCCCGGCTTTTATTGTTGCAACAATGCTGTCTATGATAAATCCTATTATCATTTTCAGCCATTCAATCCAAACGGATATTATGCCTTTTATATACTCTAGGTACGTGCTTACATATGGCTGTATAAACTCCCAGAATGCTTTAATTGTATTGAGCATTTCAGAAAAGAAATTCTTGATAAACTCTGCGAGTTCCGAAAAAGTTGTATTTATAAAATTTCTGAAATCTTCACAGTTAAAATATAATGCTGTTATTACTGCAATCACAGCGGCCACGGCTGCAACTATTAAACCAACTGGTCCTGTAAGTATGGCCAATGCACCAGATAAACCACCAACAGCTCCCGACGTTGCTCCTATTGTTGAAGTTAATGTTGATATGACTGGTATAATTTTTGCTCCAATTTTCATCACGGAAGATATTCCGGTGGAAATCTTTCCGAAAGCTATCAGTGCCGGTCCTATCGCCGCAACAATCAACGCTATGTCAACAATCAGCTTTTTACTTCTTTCAGACATAGAATTAAACTTATTAACAACACTCTGTACTCCTGCTACAATATCCCTGATTTTAGGCATCAGCAGCTCTCCGAAGCTGATAGCAAGTTCCTGCGTTGCACTTTTAAGCATTGTAATTTCGCCGTTAAGATTGTCCTGCATTGTATTAGCCATGCTTTCAGCTGTTCCATCACAATTTTGAATTGCACCAGACAGCTTTTCAATATCAGACGGAGCAGCATTCATTAATGCAAGAAATCCGGACATAGCCTCTGTTCCTACAAGTGAAGATGCTGCCGTCGCCTGTTCAGATTCAGATAGCTGGCTAAACACATTCCTGCAATCGGCCAATATATCAGACAAACTTCTCATTGAGCCGTCGGCATTTACAGTTTCAATATTTACGTCTCCTATAGCTTCACCGCTTACAACTATCTCATTAGTAAGTGAAGTCATAATCTTACGAAGAGCCGTTCCTGCCTGTGATGCTTTTATTCCGCTGTTTGCCATTAATCCGATAGCATGTGCAGTATCTTCAACCGAAAATCCCAAAGCTCCCGCAATTGGTGCTGCATACTTAAACGTCTCACCCATCATTGAAACATTTGTGTTTGCATTTGAAGATGCCGCCGCCAGCACATCCGCAAAATGTGCCGAATCGTCAGCCGTGAGACCAAACGCAGTTAAAGCATCTGTAACTATGTCGGACGTTGTTGCAAGGTCTTCTCCGGAAGCTGCCGCAAGGTTCATGATTCCGCTAATTCCGTCAACCATATCCGCAGTTTTCCAGCCCGCCATAGCCATATACGACATGGCTTCACCTGCTTCCGTCGCTGAGTATTTCGTCTGTGCTCCCATTTCCCTGGCTTTTGATTTAAGTGCTTCTAAATCATCACCTGTCGCACCGGATATTGCTGCCACATTGCTCATTGCACTTTCATAATCAGATGTGGTTTTCACTGCAGCTGTTCCAAGCCCTCCAATTGCAATTGTTGCCTTTGACATGCTTCTGCCGATTTGAGACGACTTATCTCCTATTGTTCCGAAAACATCTGAAACTTTAAGCAACGTAGCATTAGCTGTCATTGCCTCACTTGTGAGTTTCTTTAACTCCTGCTCCGTTGATTCAATCTCACGACATAAAGCCCTGTACTGTTCCTGGCTTACTTTTCCATTTTCGCCAACCTGTGATGCCGCCTGTTTTTCTGCCTGCCGCAATGTAGTCAGTTTTTGTGATGTCTCATTTATTGCATTTTTTAGAAGAGTCTGTTTTTGCCTTAAAAGTTCAGTATTCGTAGGATCAAGCTTTAAAAGTTTATTAACATCTTTAAGCTCATCCTGTGTTGTTTTTATGGCACTGTTTGTTCCCTTTAATGCACTCTGCAGTTTTGTTGTATCACCACCGATTTCGATTGTGATACCCGCTATTCTGCTTTTTGCCCTTATGAATCACCTCCCACAAAAAACCGCCCCTGATTTACATCAGAAGCGGTCAAAATCTTCCTGACTTGCCAGAAGCGGCCAGTCATAATCATCATTTAATTTTTCAGCATACATATCATTGACAAGGCCGATAGTTACGCAGTCACAATCAGCTATAGACAGCCCAATTTGAAGACAACGATACATGAAAAGCGGCGTTGTCATTTCCCTGCAAGTTGCATGAATTTTTTTTTACTTTCAACAGTAGTTGCATTATCAAGTCTCCACAGTTCAAGAATCTGAGGCAGTACCTGATAAATAGAGAATGTGTCAAACTGTTCAAGCCAATCGTCAGCATTGTCTGGCTGTGATGGATCCGCATGTTTTGCCATAATAAATGCAACATTTTCAAACATTTCCAAATCATCAATTTCAAATTGTTTTCCGTCTTTTTCTGCTTCATCAGCCTTTTTAGACAGACTTTGCATATCTTTGAATATATCACGGCCAAAAAAGCGGCGATAAAGTCGCGGCACTGTCGCAGATGCTCTGAACTTCACCTTTTTTTCATCAATTTCAATTTCTTTTACTATCATCTTTACTCCTCACCTTTTACCGGAATATAAACAGATTCATACCACTTGTTATATGCTTCATCTGTTGTAGTTGCCGTCGTTTTAGTCTTCACATTTCCATTAGGAAGTGGAGACGCTTTAATTGACAGCTTTTCTGTCTGTACTTCCTTTTTATCCTCATTTGTTTTTGATGCTACAGAAGGACGTGTTGCTTTTACTCTGTAAAGCACATGACGTACAGCTTTAATGTCACCATCAAATTCAAAAAGCAACGCAAATTCTGCCGACTCCGTATTGCTGTTTTCAACAGAAACATTATTTTTATCTAGCTCATTTTTAAGAATGTCTTTCTCAAAAGACAGTGGCACAAGTGCAACCTCCAAATCGCCCTCATATCCGTTATTGGCCGTAGCTGTATAGTAAACCATGCCATCTGCATAAAATTCCGTTGTATCTCCCTTTGCATCAAGTGAAAGTTCAACACCTCCCGGAATCGGAACAGGTGTTTCATACGTTATTGCCCCGGCTTCATCTATGTTCATTTTTGCATAATGAACATTTTTTAAATTAAATTTAACTTTATTTTCCTTATTCATTTCAAACCTCCAAAGAATACAGTTCTTCAAACATCTTTTCTTTTTCTATATAAAACTCCTGCCTGTTATAAAAAAGTCCGTATGCATCAAGAAGCTCTTCAAGAGCTGCTTCAACATGCGGACTTTTTTCATTTACATAAAGCTCTATATATAACTTATTAATCTTGTGATATACCTGACCGTCTGCTGCCATGTTATCACTTTCCGGCATTGAAAATATAATATACGGTGCTGTCGGCGGCTCTTCCTCATCAAAACGCCAATAAGCGAACGGTATTCCCGTCTCAGACAGCATCTGCTTAACCTTTTCATATGACATTAGCTTTTCTCCCTTATACGTTTTAATGTACGCTGTTCAAGCTCATTAACAGCCCATTCTTCCGCTGGCTTAATATGAACTATTGGTGCTACTCTTCTGCCTTTTTTACCTGTCGGCAATACAAGTTCATGTCCATTTTCAAGCAAGTGCGTCAGTGAATACTGATGACCTTTTGCATAAACAATACGATTTTTCCTGTGAGAATTTTCGCTTTCAGTAGTGCTTGTCCAGCTGTTTTTATAACTTCCGGGAACATATTTACTGCTCGCACCACTCTTTTTTACAGGTGCCTTTTCTTTTACCTTGATAACAGTAGCTCTTGCAACGCTGTCAACATCTTTCTTTAAATCAGACGTTACTTCATCAGCATATTGCTGCATAAGACTTACTATTTCATCAGCAAGTGTATCAGGCTTTATCAGCTTTGACATTTGTCACACCTTTTTTTGCTGAAACATCATCAATTGACAATATTTCTTTTTTTATGAGCTCATCAACGACGCTCTTATCATCAATTGTCACATTATCACCGGCAGTTGCACCATAATTTTTATACATAAATGATTTAATTGCTTTCATTGCTTTTATTTCTCCTATCTTCGTAAACCGGAATCGCCTTTTGCAGCGTTAAATACATGGACGGCGGTTCTGTATCATACTTTTCCTGTATCTGCCTGACTTCATACTGAACTTCATTAATAAGAACAATCGACTTTGCGTTAATAAATCTATTAAAAGGAACGCTTATAAGCCTGTCTATACTGCTTTCTGCAATCTTTGCCTGATAAAATCTTGTAACGCCAACCGTTCTAAGTCCAAACCGGAAGCTGCATATATCAGCCGTTATTGCCCTTTTTTCTGTTTTGCACACTGTACACATTCCGTCGTTAAAAAGCTCCCTGTTAGCTGTTTTTTTGTGCATAACTTAACGCCTCCTGCTTTGTCTGCAAGTAAATTATATCCGTCTGATAATTTTTAAAAAATTCATCAAGAGCATTGCTTCTTGCATACATGACATAATTTAAAAGAAGTTCTTTCGCCTCTGCGTCATCATCTGACGAATAGTCAAATTCCTTACCACAAAGTTCATTAATTCTTTTCATTCCACGTCTGATAAAGCCGGCGATTTTTTTATCACCGGCTTCATCATTCCATGTTATGTCAAGAAAGTTCTTTACTTCGGCAAGCAGTTCTTCATTTATACTGCTCATAGGCTACCTCACTCAGGCTGATGCTTTTGCTTTTGTATTTACAGGGTTATCCTCTGTGTTAGTTATCTCAACTTTAATATCTGCTGGCTTTAACTTACTGATGTCAAGATAAATAAAAGCATTGTTGTCCTTCGGCATACCCATTGCATATAATTTTGTGAGATATACTCTGTTATCCTGTAAGAACTGATATTCGTCAGAATATTCAATCTTACCGCTGTTTCCGGCACCAACACCCATAAAGTATTTATTAGGAATTCCAAGAATCGCCTCACCTTCTGCAAGTGCTGCCGACTGTATTGCGTTAGTCGGATATGGAAATACATTATTTTTATAGTTTCCTGATGAATCTCTTACTGTTGAGGCCGGAATTACCTTCGAGATATAATCTACCGGATTTACGATTAACATAACTTCTGGAACAACTCTATAGCCGCCATTCGGCTTTTTCGCAAGTGGAGCAACTGCAGCACAATAATCTGTAGCAGAAAGTGTCTTTAATACTGTTTTTGATTTATCTGAATACACGCCTTTTGTTACAGCTGCCTCAAGGTCTTTACACATTCCAACAGGCTCATCTTTTCCTGTTCCCTTTACGATTCCCTTTTCAAGACCTCCTGCTGATGCCTCTGACAGAATTATTCTTACATAATTGTCAAGCCACGCCGGACCAAGATCGAGCATATCTTTTGATACAGGAATAAAGGCTGATAACTTTGCAAGCGTCATATCCTGCTCCTTAATCTGACCTGCCAACTCTGTTGAAATCTGTGTTGTTAATGCACTCCATGTTGCAAGATCTATGTTGTCCGCATTTACAATCATTTTAATTGCACCCTGACAGTTAATAAAGTCGATTGCCGCAAGCAGAGGGTGTGCTTCCTGCATATCTTCAATCACAGAATCAATAATTGTCTGCGGCATAGCTTTGCTTATGTCGACAAGTGCCTGTCGTGGATTGCCGCTCTTTCCAGCATCCGCCCATTTTTCATAAAATTCTTTTTCTTCACTTGTAAGCTGTCTGACACCACGCTGTGCAAGAACTGCAATATCGTTATTGTTTCTCAAATCAGCATATTCTTCAATGATACGCTGCTCAACTCCTGTGGCAAACTGCTGCAAACATTCTGTCATTTTGTCTGTATCATCTGCCTTTAATGCTTCTGACAAGCTCTGCATAAGCTGTTTGTTCTTTTCCTGTAATAAATCCTTGTTTAACATAAATTTCCTCCTGTTATTTGTTATTTTTTAAATTTACTGATGCAAATGCATCAAAAAAAGCACCTAACATGTTAAGTGCTTTATTCTCTGTGTGTTCTTCTGGTTTACCATGCGTCTGATCAGACAGCTCGTTGTTCTTACTTGCCTGCATACAGAACTCTTTCATGCTTTCTTTTAACGACATCTGACTGTTCATCTGATGCCTCATCTGCATTATCATCATCTGATTGCACTGATTGATGTTTGACTGCTCAACTGCTGCCTGTTCGCTTATCTCATCACAAAAGCCATATTCCAGACACTTTTCAGGTGTAAGAATCGTCTCGGCTTTCATCATATCAATAAGCGTATTCTCATCAAGATTGCATCTTGCAAGAAAAATCTGTCTGTTTGACTGCATCAACACATCTAAATCATCAGCCTGTTTTCGCAGCTCATCAGCATTGCCACAGGCGACAGTCCACATTTCATGAATCATAATGCTGGAACCAAGTCCCATGATAATTTTGTCGCACGCCATTGCAATTACATACGCAACGGAATAGGCAAAACAGTCTATATAACATGTTTTTTGACAATTTTTCTGTTTAAGAAGATTGTATATTGCAACTCCCTCTTTAACTTCGCCGCCATAAGAATTTACATGTAATTCAATCTGTGTTCCATCCGGAATATCTGCAAGCATTTTTGCAAAATGGTTTGCTGATGTATCAGATTCATCATACTGCCATGTCTCCCAGTTAAAATCGCCTGTTGCTGTAATCTCATCATACACATAAATCTTAGCCGGCTTATCTGTCTCCTGCATAACTCTATATTTCATTTTAAGATTTTTCGGCACTTTCTTCTCCTCCTTCCATATTTTCATAATTTTTTGTAATCCAGTGCTTTCTGCTAAATTCTGTATTTAATTCAGAATCACCACACCGTCGGCGTAATTCATCTATGCTATACATTCCGCTGCTTATTAATTTGTCTATTTTTTCTGCAATAGAGAACAAATCTATATGTAAAATTGAAGTTGTATCAATCTTTACACCGGTGCCGTTAAGAACCGCCTTACCACAACGCTTTTTATTAATCTCCGTCTGAATCATATTACATAGCGGATCTATACAAAAAGTCAGAAAGTTACCTGTTATCTTTTCGACTTCTGATACGTCCCCTTTTAAAAGGGGAATCGGAACGCCAAAAGCATTTGCAACCTTAGCAACTATCCTGTCATCAATGTTAATAACGTCATTTAACTCTGACGTTGCCTTTTTGGTTGATTCACTGTTTTTGCTCTCATACGAATAGCCATTAAACAGCGGCAATACAGCATTACGATTTTTAAAATATCGCTTAAATCTGTTGTTCATGAGGTCTTCCATGACTTCATCATACGTCTTGTTAAGCGTCTTTAACTCACCAGTAAGCTTTGGAGAATCAATCGACAATATTCCTTTTTCTCCGCCACTTTTGTAAAATTTATCGTAAGCTGTTGACATCAATTCGCCATAACCATCAACAAGATTTACAAGAAGCTGCCGTATTGACATGTTATTTAATTTAAAATACATGACTTCTGACATTTTTCTTGCCGAGCCAAGCGAAAAACTGCCGCGTGATATGTTATAAAACATCCGTTCGTTAAAAACTTCTGTTCCTTCCGTAAATCCATCAGCAATAAAAAGCTGCCCTGCTGCTTCAAATACAAGAACTCTGTTTTCATACAACAGCCTGTATATTAATTCATGCATGAATTCATTTGCATTCTGATTGGCATTAGGCTGATAATTCCATAGAAAATACTCGTCTTTTTTTACTTCAGCACCTCTTACATATGTTTTAAATTCACATTTGCTGACAGCGTTTGCAATCAGATTTATTGCAACATTTATCATAAATTCCTCGGCGACAAGAGCCTCCAATTTATCACTGTCAACAGTTTCACTCACAACTGTTTCAGCACTCACCTCTTCAGTCGTGCCTGTAACGATATTGTGAATAAATGTTCTTAATCCCAAATTCTCACCTCCCCACTAATATGTCCAGCACATTGAAGTATCAACGCTTTGCAATATGTCCTGACTTATTTCGTTGTAGCTTATAAGCTCATCTCTTAATATTTCCGCCGCTACAAAAGCCTTAAATCCGTCCGTTTTTCTTGACTTAGGCTCAATCTTGCCATATGTCATATTCCCACTTGATGAAGTTTCTCGTTTGGCATTATTGCAATACCACCGCATTATCGGATTATCGCCCCATGCAATTTGATGATTATTAAACAATGACGAAATCGTAGGTATAATCATCATCTCATCAGATGGTCGTATAAGTGAGATATTACCATCTTTTCCGCTTGAAAATCCCGACTCAGTAAGAGCCTTTGATAAAAGCGTATATCTGTATTTATCAATCCCAACTTTTATAATATTAAAATGCTTCTGCATGTTCTCAAGCCATGCTGCCGGTGTCTCCGGCGGAATCTCCGGACCATCTACAAAAGTCAACAATCCTGCATCTTCCCATTCCAAAAGCGGTGCTTTAATGCGAGGCAAATCCTTAGATTCTTTGCAAACCCAGCTGTGTGTTATCCAGTAGTCAACATTGTCTTTAATCACAAGAAGCCCTGCTGCCACAAAGTCCTCTGTGCTTGCGTAGTCGATACCTCCGACTGCTGCCGTTCCTGTGTCAAATTCGGGAATAACAATATTTGTCTTTGCTATATTCTCCCAGTCAGTAACCGCCGCTTCTTTTATTCCTAGCGGACAATTACAGCGTTTCGTTGCAAATGAGGCGTGCCCGATTGGGTCAAGCTTATAATCCGCAAATTCAATGTTCATCTCATTTTGCAAATGCGGAAAGTAAACAAACGACGGATTAGCCATTGTCCAGTTTTTCTTGTCATTAATCAGCTTTTTATCTGGAATTCTGCACATAAATGGCAACGTGCCATTGTCAGGAATATCACGTTTTAAAATCTGTTTACACTTTGCTATCTCTGTATCAAGCGGTCCATCTCTTACATCTCCGTCTGTTGTTATTATTGTTTGACGTGGATGCGGCTTTTTTCCAAGGCCTGTAACAGCAACATCAACAAGCTTCATGCTGTCATATGCGTGATATTCGTCGAAGTCAACTTTTCCAGGTCTGAAACCATCTTTCGTTTTTGGACTTGACGTATTAAATGCAAGCTCCGAGCCGGTTTTAATATTTTTTATAACCTCTTTAGTCCAGTAAAAATGTTTTTTCATAACACTTTTATTAGCTTCAAGCATATCGTAAACGTCAAAAAAAGACATCTTCGCCTGTTTTTCAGACATGGCAAAAATGTCAATATTATAATTTTTTATTCCGTTCACCGGAGTTAAAAGTGCAAAATCTTCAAACGACAGATAGCCGTTTTTACCACTTCCACGCCCTACATAAATTACAAGTCTCGGAAACCTAAGCTGATTATCAGATTTGCGGTATACACAGTTGTGAAGTGCAAAACAGAACTGCTCCCACGGCAGTAGATTAAATGGAAAATATCTTTGAAACTGCATATATTTATCAAGCTGTTCTGAATCAACATACACATCTTCTGTTGCAAATACATCTTCCACTAAATCACAGAGCTGGAACTGTTCTTCGCAAATCGGATAAGGTCTTCCACGTATTAAATTTATATAGTCATCAATTCTACAATCCGCAATCATTGTCTTCGCCGCCGTCCTTTATATTGTCATCCGCATTAATGCCTAATTTATCAAGAATGTTCAACATTGCCTTGACTACTCTTGTAACTTCTGCAACCGCAGGATTTGTTTTATGCACTTCATTGCCTTTTACGTTATACTCTGTTAATACAACGCCATTTTCTGAAATATCCTGCTGCAATTTCGTTTTTGTTTCAAAAAGCATACAGTAATCATCAACGAGCTTTTCAAAGTGATACTCGTCCGCCCCCTTACGTTTAAGCTGCTCTTTTAACGATTTGCTGATTTTTTGTGAAATTGTTGCCATGAAAAAGCCCCCTTTCAAGCAATCCCAAAAGTTATAATTGAAATGTCGTTTTTTACTCTAAATAACTCTACATAAAAAATAAGAAACTTTAACCCTCTTTTTCGTAAAAAAATCATTTTACGCACATGTGCGGAAAAATCTGAATTGTCGAGTTTTGCACCGGTCTTTGTTAAGTCAAAAAATTTTTCAATTTTTTTAACCGGGGGGATTACCAGCGTTCAGCTGTTAGTGCCGTCCTGTCGCTGTACTTTCTGCCATGCCGAATCTCATGACAATCGTGACAAAGGCTTACTAGATTGCGTCTGCGTGTGTCTCCCTCATTTGTATATATTTCAAGTGCCAAGTCAGGACGATTTTTGACATGATTAATATGATGTACCGTCGTTGCTTTTGTATATATCCCTTTTGCTTTGCAATCCTGACACTCGTCTTTGTCTAATTTCAAAACTCTTTTTCTTACTTTAAGCCACTCGCTCCAGATATAAAACCTGTGCATATCTTTTGCTTTTATACAATCTTTTACATATATAATCTGTAATTCTGTCATATTCAACCGTCCTTAATTGCACCTTTCCGGAATCGAACCGGAATCTACAGTGAAGGGAACTGCCGAGCTGCCATTGCTCCAAAGTGCATGAAAAAAGCAGATTGGATTTTACTCCGCTCTGCTTTGTCTGTTGGTAAACATTTATGAAGCAATGACATATTAACATATATAAATGTCTACTGGTGTCCACTCTTTATTTTTTTCAGATTTTTAATTTAATACTGTTGACAGCTTTTCTATATCTCTTATCTAATCCACTGCGGCTGTAACTCTCTTTCTCTGCTATGCTCTTCATGCTTTGCATGAGCACATGTCGCTGAATCAATATTCTTTTATCATCCTCGTCGTCAAGTTCATTTATCTTATTTAATATCTCAACTCCCGCAAGCACAGCCTTTGCTCTTCTCTTTATGTATTCTCTGCGTAGTTTATCACATTTCTCGTCAATTTTAATAATCGAATCTGATAAATCTGCCTGATTGTGTGACTTTGGCAATCCATTTATTGTTACGGCATGCAATCCATACATATCATTTATAATTGCTATTTCTGTATCAAAATTCTGCTCTTCTTTTTTTAATATATAATATCTTTCAAGATATTTTTTCTTTTCTGCATATGTTGCCTCTCTCAATCTCTCACCCCTTAAAAAATGATACATAATCCCTAAAAGTGTATAATTTTTTACAGCACTTTTATTTTACCTTTAATTCTGCTTGTTCCCTGTGTTTCAATTATATCTCATATATCTTTAAAATGCAAAAATGATACCGTAAGTTGACTTCTCGTTATTTCTTTGTGGATAACTTATTTTTATTACTTTTTCGGTCCTATATACATGGCTGTCCTGTCATGCTCTGCGTCCTCTTTTCCCCAGCACACATATCTTAGCGTGACATCAGGCGAATCATGGTTATACATCTTCATCAGAGTTATGACATTGCCGCCACGTTTTATATATTGATAGCCAAATGTTTTTCTTAGTGAATGAAGCCCGAATGTATATGGTATTCCTATCGCTTCTCCTGCACTTGATATAATCCTATGTCCCATCTGCCTGTTTATAGGATATATATAAGCCTTTCCTGCCACATAGCGTTTCTGTCCTCTGAATAAGTAATCATATTTTCCAAGTTTATATTTATCAATATAAGCAAGCACATCTTGATGCAGCTGTTTATTCATCTTGAAATTCTGCATTTTCCCGGTCTTGTTTTCCTTAATCTGAATATAACCCTTGTAAACATCAATAACCCTTAACTGTAGCAAATCCTCTGCCCTGAAAGCTGTATTAAGCCCGATATGCACAAGCATATAGTTACGCTCCCACTGATATTTTTTACAGTCTGATTTTGCATTGTCGATTTTTTTCAGAAAATACCCATACAGTGCATCTATTGTTTTCTGGTCTTTTATAGGCTTTGTCTCATGCTGTCCTACAAAATATTTTATTCTTCTCAATTAAATACTCCTCTCCATACGAAAAAAGCCCGCTACCATCAATTAACAATGGTAACGGACTTTAATTTACTTATTTTTTTCTATAAATTCTCTCATGAAATTAGTTATGACCGAGGACTGGCTTACTCCAGCCTTTTCACAGGCAAGAGTGAACTCATCAGCAAGTTCCTTTTTCATCTTGAAACCTTTTGTGATATATCCTACCTTTGCCTGATATTTTGCTGAAGCTTTCGTTTGAGCTGTCGGATTACCTTTTGGCACGTCTCTTTTTCACTTCCTCTCTTATCATTGGAATCACTTCAACGAGCATATATATAGCTGCCAATAACAATAATATGCTTGTTGGTACATTCCTGTTTGTTAAAAATATCACCCACGCTACAATTAAAAAAATCTCTGAAAATCTTAATAAATTTTTCATATTATATTTCAACAGATGTGCTATAATATAAAAGGGTTGGGAGGTTTCCCTCCCTTGCCTTTACCTTAGAGCCATAATAAGATTGGCGATTGCCGTTATTAATGCAGCAGAGGCGATTACCGCATTAATAATTAACTTTGCCAATTCATAATTATGGCTCTTTTTCTTTTTTTTGCTCATCTGTTTTTTCCTCCTTTCCTTAACATGTCTATATTATACTATATGGTTATCCATATGTCAATAGTTTTTAACAAATTATTTTAATAATTTTTAGTTTATTTTTTGTAATATCCGTTATATTAAATTGTCAGTGTTCAATTGTCTTGCACTCATTTCATAAGAATCAACGCTGATACTCTTTCTATCGAGTAAGTCGGATGATTTCCCTCACCCTGATATTTAATATCAAGAATACTTCCACATAAAATTACTCGATTCATTACTTTTCCTCACTTTCTAATAATTCAGGATTGTCAAATATGTTGCCGATAACCTCTACTGTGTTTACCGAATCATCCTCATCATTAAAATTCCAATAGATTTCCCACAATGATATATAATTATCATTTTCGCAAGCATATAAACGATTATCGCAACCAGTTATTGGCTTAATATTTGCTTCTATTCCATTCCAATCTATAGGTGTTTTATATGCAATGCCAAAACTGCCACATTCAAATACGACAGTCCCTTTATGCCCTAAGAAGTCAACAATATCATTCTCCCAAATCAGATTATCGTTCTTGTCTTTCGAGCCTGTGCATCGGCAGATAGTGGATGCATCAACTCTTGGGGCATTATCCGTTGTTATACAAGTTCCTGTGGAATAATGAATCTCTATAATTATCCTGTACATCTCATCCCTGTTATCATACACTAAATAGCCTTGCACCCATTCTCCGTTATCAACTCTCTTCGCCTTGAATAAATATCTATCGTTCATCTTCATACAGATATACTCCATTCTTTTGATATATTTTTATATTGTGATTTTCTTCACATTCCAAATCGCAATTAGTATGGAAATTGCAAGCAGTACAACTTATGAAACCACATTCCATAGGTGATACATCACTATTTTTGGAGTTTTTGGATAATCTACCATTTAATTTGATTTGATAATCTTTAGTGAATTGCATTAAAGTCGAGTATTCTAATCTTCCACCACATATAGGGCATTTATTTAATATCTTAGCCATCTATTCCACCACCTTTCACAATCTCGATTGCTCGTTCTGCCATTCTTTTTTGAGTGCAATCACAACAGTGGATATCTTCGATAGGACAATTATCAAAGTCACACGCATCAAGTTCTCGCAGTTCTTCCAACCGTTCTGCAACCTTATCTACATCATAAGCGACTGGTTGCTCATCAATTTCGTCTATGATGCTCTTGGTAACATCGTAAGCTGTCATATATCCGCAAATCGCTTCATTTGTTGCCCTATCTTTCAATATATTTATAATTCTATCTGCATCAAACAGCCTCATTCTCTCTCGCTCCAATCTAATTTCTGACCGCAATCTTTGCAATACGGCATATGCCACGCTATTAAATTTTTAATGACGTCAATTCCTCCGAAAATATATTTGTAATTAGGACATGTCGCTTGTCCATTAAAAACCTCAATTTTCTTTGCTATCTGCTTATCTCTGGCTTCAATCACACTTTTAAGCGTAAAACCTTTTTCAACACATTCATCCTCAAACTGCATATAGTTTTCAAGAGCATCTATTGTCATTTTCCTCTCAGACATTTTCTGAACAGTTTCAATTGCCTGTATTGCCATTCTTGAAGTCTCTTTCGAGACATTACGCCCAAAAGGCGTTTTCATATTCTGTTCAAGTTCCTTTTTTGTTTCGTCTGCCGTCATATGCTTCCCCTTTCCCGGCTGCTGAAAAAAGCACCTGCCTTATTCAACAAGATTTTTAATATTAACCTTAAATCCATCTACAGTCTTCTTGCCGCTATTGACATATGCCGCCGTATCGAAAAAGATTAAATCGCCTTTTTCGTTTGTTGCCATGCTCACGCCATTTCTTACAAGAGAGCCGTGTAGCAAGTCAAGAATTGCACATATCTCCTGTTTTGCCAAATCACCCATATTAACCTCCGATAAATGCAATTATTTTCTTTCTCTGCATTGCCCTGCACATTTCAAGCGTACAGCCTTTGCTCTTCTCCCAGCCGTCTGCAAAAAATACAATATCGCTCATATCAACGAGCGGCAGACATACGCTCATATACTGTTCGTGTGTTGTCTCATTCGCAGGAAGCGAATCACATACAACGACGGGATTTATAACTGAATATCCCCATTCCCTCAGTTTTTTATCAATTAAAAACGCTCTTTCTCTGTAATCATCTGTACCTGTTACTGGCAGACTGATGTATGCCTTTGTTTTCAATTCTTTTTCTCCTCTCCATGCGATATAATTAAAATTAATATATTTTTATTAATATTCATCTTTAGCAGCTACCCACCGTCATCACTTAAACTGCAATCCTGAACGATTGTGTTATCAATCAGCTCTAATTCAAGTGCGTCAAAATCAGCGACTTCACGCTGACTGAAGTTATTAAATTTATTACTACGTTTACGCTTCTGTGCGTCTTCTTCACACCATTTTTTAATTGTTGCAAAATTGTATGTGTTTCTATACTGACTTGCACGCTGTATCTTTGAATCAACAAGCGTTTTGCCGTATTTACCCACAAGGAATTGATATTCCTGCCATGTCATAGGCGAATATGATAAATGTGTGTGCTGTGTGTCTGCGTGTGATGATGTCAAATTGTCAGCAGACTGCACTACACTACACTCATCTAATCTAATCTTATCTACACTACACTCTTCTACACTAGCAGTGTGATTGTCAGCAGATGTTGACAAATTGTCAACATTGTTTAAATTAAGCGTGTAAGCCTTGTTCTCCTTGACTGCAAGCATGCTTCTCTCTTCTGTATACTGCGTAGGTTTAAGGCGGCTTGCCTGAATCTGGTTATGCATCTTCCAGTGTTTTATGACAATGACCCCTGACGGAAAAGATATAATGAAATCTTTTGCAATCAGGAGTTTCAAATCATCTTCTGATGCAAGTATTGAACGCTGTACGCTCTTCGCATTATTTAAAAAGCCCTCATCATCAGCGTTCATTCCCAGGTGGAAATATAAAGCCTGTGCGGATAACGGCATTTCCTTAAACGGGTCGCTGTTTATTATTTTCGTCGTAAACATTCTCTTTTCTGCCATAGACTCACCCTCTTTTTCTTTTACGATTCTTCTTTTTTTCTTCCTTACACTGTAAAAATTTCTGCTGGCACCCATACGAACAGAAGATGTGCTTGCGGTTATCGCCGCAAGCCTTATAAGCATAATCTTCATATGTATAACCGCCGAAATAAAATCTTCTGCCGCAGTAATGGCATGTCATAAATTCATACTGTGTTTCGTTAGACTTTTTCTGTTTCATGTCACACATTCTTTCCTGCTATTTCCTGCTATTTATTCAGATATTTTGCTAAAATTTCACGCCTTGATTTTGGCTGTGACTTTGCCTGTGGTACATTCACCTTTTTACTCAAAAAGTCAAAATCATCTTTAAGCTGCACGCTTTTTATATTTGTGCTGTTTATAATAGATTCTTTATTTGCATTGATAAGCTCATGTATTGTATTAATTCTTGTCAGTGGAAATGAAAGCCCTGAAAGAAGCAGCACTGCCTCATCATCAGAATATGCACGAAACTCATCAAATGGATTCCCAGCAGCTTTCTTTATGTCAGAAAAATCTTTAATTCCGGCACTACAGGCACAGCTTATATATTTAACTGCCTTGTCATGCTCCGGAATTGCAAATACACCGCTGTCTATTTGTGCAACAAGCTCAGCCATGTCATTTTTTGCACTTCTTACAACTATTGCCATGCCGTGCGAATTAAGCGATTCAAATACTTCCGCTTTGTCAATATTTCCGTTCTCTGATTTATATTTCTGTGGAATTTCAACAAATGAATCAAATGCATTTACAAATTTTTCATTAAGCTCACGGCGTTCGCCCTTGTTGTTGTCAAGAACAAACAGTGCCGCTGTCTGCTCAATTGCAAAAATCTCATTAAAACAATAATAACTGTTTATCTGTGACTTTATGCTTTCACTTTCAGACGGAATGACTGTAATTATTCCGACATTTCTTGAATCGTCAATCAACAAGTCTGAAAGCATTGGGCCCGCTCCGCTTCCTGTTCCGCCGCCTGAAGCAAATATGACAAATAAAAGCTCTGCACTTACTGTCTCGTCAATGCGTTCGGCGATATTGTCAAAGTCATCTACAACAAGCTGTTTAGCCTTATCCCTGTCTTTATTACAGCCCTCTCCGCCGCTGATATGATATTTATGTACTCCGTCGATTGTCTCAAGGTCTTCATCCGAAGTATTAAGATATAACACCGAATAGCCTTTATCTTCAAATAATCTTCCAATATTGCCGCCAGCCTGTCCGACTGCGACAAAACCAATTCTATCTTTCAACTTTTATCACTCCTGTCTTTAATTTATTTAATATATCAAGTCCTTTTTGCGTCATAAAATAAGTTGATGCACGACTGTCTTTAAATCCTTTATCAATAAAGCCTGAAGCTAACAGCTTCATAACATTTTTGTGTATCGTATTAACACAGATGCCATATAGGAGCTCTGTATCAGCAAGCTCGTATACAGACATAGCTGTAAGACAGTCAAGTGCCGAACTGTCACGCAATGTAATCAAAACGCCAATCATAATTCTGTTCATTTTAAACACCCGTTCTATTAACTTTGATTTTCTCTGATTTTCTCTGATTTTCTCTGATTAACTTTGAAATTCTTTTACTAACTTTTATCAACTTTGATTTTCTTTGATTTTTTCTGATTCTGATTCAGACTTTTTTATAAATCTTGAAAGACTGACAGTGACTTCAAGCCACTCTTTTGCGAATTTTTCTATTTCAGACGGTGTAAGTTTTTCGCTCATAAATGTTTACCTCCGATTATGCTTAGTCAATATCTCCCCATCCATCAACATGAATGGCGTGCCAGCTTATTTCACAGCCGCAATTTCCGCAATTGGAAAGATT